CACCATACTGGCGATCAATGCGCTGGCCACCAATCTCGACCTCAACCTGAGAGACAATCTGCTCACCGGGGAAGTCAAGCCAACGGGCATAAACACCGTCCTGGCCGGTGCCCTTCATCTGCTGGTTGATCTCGGGGAGAGTAACCTGAAGGTAAGTGCGATAAGCCAAATCACCATTGCGGGAGATAGTGCAAGTCACACGGCGACCAAAATCGGCCTGGCCGTTGAAAGTCTGTTCAATAGACTCCATGGCAAAGTTGGTGTAGCGCTTGTAGCTCACCTTCCAGAAGGTAATCTGAGGATTACCAGTCAAATAAACGTCTTGAGCGCCATAGGCGACAAGTTGCATCAATCCACCTCCCATTTTAGTTGTTGTTGGTTATACTATGCCTAAAGAAAAAAAAATCAGAAAAACAAATGAATTAAACTTAAATTACATAAGTTTAATGCAAATCAATATTTATGCATCGCAACGATTTTCATCACTGCAAACTAAGGTTCCGTTTCATGAACTTAGTTAGATATTCATCGTCTTCATACATTTTGTATTCCCCATTGTGTTTTTTCACAAACACATAATTGTTGCATGAAGTCTTTTTCTTAATGTTCCATCCATCTTCCAATGCATTGTGTAAAAAAGTTAAAAGCTGCATTCGTTTAAGACCCGCGTTCTCATTCACGAGGCAATTGTTTTCTAAATATGCAGAAGTGTATGTTAGTTTGGTTCCATCTTTTTTTTTCAAAATGTATGTGTTTCTGCGTTTTTTTAAACACCATTTCTCTTCCAAATGCTTCAAAAAAAATGACATTTTTGCCAGTTCATCTTCCGTCAATGCCACCTGCTGGGTCATATCATGCGACATTTCACACTTGGAATGATAAACCCGGATTCCTAAATATTATAAAATGATAAATAATATGTCATTAACATTACGCTAAATAATATATTAAATGCATGAAATGTATAAACTGTATCATTGCATCAAACTTATTTCATCCTTGCGTTTGTTCATGCCACCCCCTAATAATTCATTCAAGCAAAAAACAAACAAGAAAATCGTCCTGGATGAAAAAAGCATTGTGACTTTGGACAGCAAACATCGGGAACATCAGGCCAAAATTGCAAAACTAAAAACAGAGACCATCCCTCGGCTCATGAAAGAAAAACGGGCACTAAAAAATCAGCTTCTCTCGAATCCATCCAACATTTCTGAAATAAAAGAACGTATCGCTGAACTACAAACCACCATCAAAGAACACCAACAAGAGTGCAAAAACTATTACCTCGACAATAATGAAATCATATTCGATTACTTTGAGAACAAACAGCAAATTTGCAATGGAAACAACAAAACCAAAATCCTCAATGATTTTTTTCGAGTGGAATCGGTTTCCAAAGAGGATGAACTGAAGCGCATGAACCAGAACAATGTGCAACGATATCTAACCAATTTGGACCCGTCATACATTGACATCAGCAACTATGTGTTTTCCACGGATGTGTGTCGATACTGCCATGCAGGTGAAATGATTCCCGTCGATAATGAAGGCATCATGGTGTGCAACAACTGTTCCATTCACGTGAGTTTCTTGGTGGAAAACGAGAAGCCATCTTACAAAGAGCCACCGAAGGAGGCATGCTTTTACGCTTACAAGCGCATCAACCACTTCAAAGAGATTCTGGCGCAGTTCCAAGCCAAGGAGACCACGCAGATTCCACCTGATGTCCTAGAAAATATAAAGCATCAAATTAAAAAGGAAAGAATTGACCTGCACACGCAATTGACGGACAAAAAGGCAAAGGAAATTTTGAAGAAGCTGGGATACAACAAGTATTATGAGCACATCCCGTTCATCAAGGAGAAGCTGGGCATCAAGCCGCCCGTCATGTCGCCGGAACTGGAGGAAACGCTGTGCAACCTGTTCATGGAGATTCAGGGGCCGTATGCCAAGTTCTGCCCGGAAGACCGCGTCAACTTCCTTAATTATTACTACACCGTTTATAAGCTGTGCGAGCTGTTGAACCAGCGCGAGTTTCTGCCGTATTTTCCCATGCTGAAGGACCGCGAGAAGCGCATCGAACAGGACGAAATATGGAAGAAGATTTGCGAGGAGCTGAACTGGGAATTCATTCCGACCATCTAAATCAGAAAACCTACGGTTTCCAAAGGCACGTCCGTGCCGGCCGTTATGTCCGAACCTTTCCCTCATCAATAGTGCCTCCTGTACTTCTTAGACTTCTTTAACTTGGATTTGGATGCCATTTTTTGAGTTCGTTTCCCTCCAAGTTTTGAACGACGCATGACCGAACCTGTCATGTAATCCACTGAACTCATTTCTTCTTTTTCTTCTTCTTCACATTTTGACATGTGTTCAAAATCAATTAACTTGTATTTTGGAACTTTATCCGCATCAAAGCACAACACAACATTGCCAATGTGTAAGTCTTTGTGGCAGTATCCTTTTGCATGAAGCAATTTCAATGCGTCTTTTATGTTTTTTTTAAACCTAATTGGATTGAATTCTGAAAAAAACAAACCATTGCGACTATTTATGCACAATCTAACTAAAACAATATTAACTTCATGGATTACGACTTCATTTATTTTCACGCCGTATATAAATATCAGTTTGAAACCATAATTATCATTGTATGATTCATATGGAGTGTGATTTTCAATGAAGTTTCTTATTTTTTTGAGAGTCAATATTGTTTTGTATTCTCTCTCGAACCCACTTTGCCCAACTATCTTTTCACGCATTAATTCATCCGGAAAAAATATTTTCATGCATATGTTGTTTTCACGCAAATGTTTAAAAAACTCGAATGAATCGATGCTCTCTGTGTGGTCATAAGGAAGCACGGCAATTTCTCTGCGTTTGGCCATGTCAAACAACGGTTCATCAATGCACTTAATGCATCCACTTTCCCCTTTGCTAACAGTGTTTGTGCAAAGGTCTAACATTGACAACTCAAAAATGTTATATAGTGAATCCTTCTATATAAAATTTATATATTTCATTTTTCAGTGTCTCTTAGACTTCTTAGACTTCTTATACTTCCGGGACTTTTTGGAATGCTTCTTTGAGTGTTTGGTTCGTTGGCGATAACCACCTTCATTGCCTCTTAAAATGGAGATGCAATACATTGCTCTCAGGCGATCTGCTTGTTCATTCACATCTTTGTTCACATCTTTGAACATTTTATTTAAATCATTGTATGCCTCTTGTTTTTGTTGTTTTGATGATGATGATGATACTAAATTGAAGATGCTGTCAAATGCTTTAAAGCGAAGTAAAATGTCTTCCACATATTTGAACACTAATGCAGTTAATGTTCTGTCTGCCTCTTCTTTACTGATTGGAGCTGGTGTTTGCTCTGATGCTGGTGCCTCCGCTGGTGTTTGCTCTGATGCTGGTGCCTCCGCTGGTGTTTGCTCTGATACGCTGACATCCTCATCGCCTTCCGGAATCATCTCCATCGGTGGCATGTTGCGTGCCGCTGGTTTTTTCTTTGATACTGGTGCCGCTGCTGGTGGTGCCGCTGCTGGTGGTGCAGCCGCTGGTGTTTGCTCTGATACTAGTGCTGGCTCTGGGACTGGGATTGGCCGTGGCTGCTTTTCCAATATTTCAATCATTTCCTTCATTTTTTCAACGGTGGGTCTTTCGTTTTTGTCAGCTTTCATGGTTCCAGTCTTAACAGCATTTGTATATGTGATTTCATCTTTCAGTATACTAACCAAAAAAGGTCTGTACTTAGCGTAAAAGAGTGTTTGAATATTTTTAGACATCCACGATGCTGCTTCACAATCTGTAACGTCTATTTTTTCGAAAAGATAACCGTTGCCTGTAATTAGGTCAGTCATCGCCAGTTTGACTATATTCTCGGTACTGTTGTCAACCATGTCACCTTCCCTTTTAGCCAACCAAGCCTTACGTTTTTCAGACATGTGTTCCGTCTAATAAAATATAATGCGTTATAAAATTGCATTATATTTTTTTAAGTATTGCAATTTCTCTCTTATTCTACGTGTTGAATACGCTTAATCTGTCTTAAACCTTGAGCACATTGCCAGGGAAGCCGACGAGGTTGGCACCAATGCCGAAACCGGCACCGCTGCGGGCAGACACAGCCAAAGTGGGGACGTAGGTGTCCAGAATGCTAAAGGTGGCAGCAGCAACGAGGGCAATGAGACCAATCTCATCGAGGTTGAGCTTGCGCTGGGGGATAGAATAAGCAGCAAGTGCGACCAATGCACCTTCCACCAAATACTTAATGGCGCGTTTGACCAACTCGCCTAAATCCAAAACACCACCGACCATTTTATTTGCAATTGATTATACAATGCATCAAGAAAAAAAATAAATATTTATCAGTTTAAATTGCTATAAACAATTTATAATAATTATTTTTAAAATGATTTGCGATGGGATTTACGACCGTGTTTGCGATGGGATTTGCGATGTGATTTGCGATGGGATTTGCGATGGGATTTGCGATGGGATTTGCTCTTAGATTTGCTCTTAGATTTACGACCGCCATTGCTTCTGGCATGCGCAAAATACCTGTCTTTGTATTCTTGGTCTTCTTTTACTAATTTTGCTCGTTCATTTCGTGCTTTTTCATTACGTTTACTGTCGTCTTTTTCTATTTCGGCTTGTGTGTAAACTGGGTATCCCGCTGGCATGTTATTTAAATTGAGTTATAATATTAGGTTGGAAAAAATAAATTAGTTTGAATTATGAATACATTGACACTTAATACAATTGTTCAAAAATGGGCTTAAAATCAAATCAGAAATATTAACCACGTTGCACCCATTTTATCAATGACCGACCAATCCCCCCATCCGCCCAAGGGCGTCACCCTGCAGACCCTGCCCGACGGCACAGTGAATCCTAAATATGTGGACTTGTTGGACGAGGACAAGCCCATTGCGGGCCAAAAGTTCGTGTGCCTGTCCTTCATTTCTCCCGAGCACATCATCAAGCAGCGTGAGCACTTCTTTTTTCAAAAGTTTGTGGAGCACTGGGACATTCACAAATCCACCGACAAGTTCCTGCAGTTCCTAAATTTCGTGTCCTACAAGTACGGCGTCAAGTTCGACAAGCTGACCGAGGACTTCCATCAGTTCAAGGAGTCGGAGAAGGAGCTCATTGCCAAGACCGACATCGTGGACGACTACAAGACGTTCTTGGACATGAACGAGGAGCGGCTGGACGAGGAGTTTGGCGCCCAGCACGAGTTTCAGACGTCAGTGCGCGGAATTAAGGTGCGCGGTGTTTTCCCATCACAGAAGGAGGCCGAGTTGCGTTGCAAGATGTTGCGCGATGTGGACCCGAATCACGACGTGTTTGTGGGGCCGGTGGGACTCTGGGTTCCATTCCATCCGGAGGCTTACAAGACGGGTCGCGTGGAATACATGGAGGACACACTTAACCAGCTCATGAACGAGAAGAAGAAGAACGAGGAGCATGCTAAGAACGAGTTTGACAAGCGCGTGAAGGAGGCCAAGCAGAAGGCAATCGAAGAGAACAAGAAGTTGGCAGAAAAGAGCGGCAACAAGTTGACGCAGACACTGAATGAGGAGGGCGAATTGGTGGGTGTGTCTCAAACCACTGGAACCGACTTTGCAGTTGACCCCGAGCCTTCCGATGGGTCCGAGCTTAATGCGGTCGACATTCGCAATCAGTTGTTCAATGCAGAGAATGTGGTTCTGAATCCGGACAGGTCGGACCGCGGTCTTTCGTCATTGACGCATCCACCCACGTCGACTGCTGCTTCAAACCTTGAAGAGGTGGACTAAGCGTCCCATTTTAAACAATTGATTCATAAGTATGGTATATATGATATTATTATGGCATAATTATGGCATATATGGCATGGAATGTGTATTTTCCATGCAATATAAATATCGTTTAATAGTATGTATTACTGACATGTCGCAACAACTGGATTTGGATATAAATAATTACACACATGCTGAAATTTTTGCATTATTTAGTCTAGACCCACAGGAATGCACTATGGCAGAAGCAGAGTCCAAAACAACAGATGCGCTGCTTCAAGTTGCAGAATCTCAGGATTATACGCAATTCTTTACACGATGTCGAGAGATAATCACACGAAAAATAGGCGAACGAACAAGGCCACATAACGCAACCGAAATTTCAAATGCAGCAACCATGTATCGCCCCCTTCAACCACCACAGCACCCGGACACACTCAGCATAAACTACTCCACGCATCCATCCAACTACAACACTTATCACCGGGAGTCGGAGGTTAATGATGGCGGAGCGTATGCCAAACGAAACATTCCTCCGGTTGTCAATGCATACAATTATAAATATCCAACTGGCGTGCTGAATCCAATCGAACGCCGCGTCATTAAGAGGCTGCTTTCTATGGACACGCTGTTTCGCACAAAATACGACATGACCAGCGCCACAAACGCTTCTTGGGTTCTTCCTTATCCCGTCGAAAATGTCGTGTCCATGAAAATTGCATCATTGCAAATCCCATACATGTGGTATGCATTTTCAGAAGCCACCAAAACTAATCGGTTTGTTGTGGCAATAACAGGAATCGGCGTGGCACCATACACTTCCACACAGGTTTATGTCAATGAAATTGTCATTCCAGATGGGAATTATACAAGCGCCCAGTTTGTTCAAGTTATGAACAACTTGTTTCAAAACACGCAAAATGGTATGGAATTTTTCCAAATGACATTTGACACTTACACTGGACAGTTGATCATTTCACAGACTTACTTGATAGTGAATCAGACAAATAGTCCAAATTTGAGCTACACAATCATATTTGACAATATCAACAAATACGATAAATACTATGCCGACTGCGTGGATGATTGCGAGTTTGAGCGCTTGAAGCAGCAACATTTGAAAGAGTATTACAATGCAAATATCAAATCGATTAGCAAAACGGCGGGATGGATGATGGGATACAAGCAACCTATTTATGATGTCACGTGGGCAAACACGTTTGTGGACTCGATTAACTCCGTTCCACCCACGACATACTATGCAGCTGTTAGGGCCAATGCCGCGTATGGAAGCAACTCGCTTTGGAACTATATCTATGTGGACGTGGATGATTACAACCGGAATTTCATAACAAACAGCATCATTGCACAAACAGGCGACTCCTATTTGGGAGTGAATTTGTTAGGGAGAATTCCTATTGGAAATGATGAATTGACAATCATCAATGACACTGGTGGAGACACAACCTTCAAAACACGCGAGTATCTGGGACCCGTGCGCTTGGAGAAACTGACGATTCGACTGCTAGACAAGTTAGGCCACATTGTTCCCACAAATGGCAACGACTACTCGATTACGCTGGAACTGCAAGTGCTTTACAACTAAAAAATAGGTTTGTTTGATTCATGGTTCATGGTTCACATGAAATATGGTATATAATATTCATCTGTTTCACTGGATTTTTGTAATTGGATTTGTGCATAGTTGCGTTGTTGTTGTTTTTCTTGCCATTTTCGTTTTTGAATTTCTTGCATTTGTTGCCTGGTTTGTTTTTCTTGTGGGGGAGCATGACAGCATCCGCAGTGGTCTTCATTGGCTTGGTCGACTTTGTGGTGCACGATTTTGGGGTCATAATGCAAATGCCACCTTCCTAATTTGGTAGGTGCGATTGCATTCATGGATGGAGTTTTGAACATTCTTCGAAGGAAATTCATTTTTGAGATTGCTGTTGCTGTTGCTGTTGTTGCTGTTGTTGCAATTGAACGGTGTTCAATTTTTAAATCAATGCAACAAAAATTGATTTAAAATAGGTTCAATTGAGAGAATATTAAAGCAGAAATTTGGACAATGTATTCTGAGATTTTCAACGGAAATTACACCATTCAAGTCGGCGCGAACCAGGCAGAAAATGATACACTCATTAAAAAATCACCACAGCATGCCATGTGGTTCCATTTGAAGGATTTTCACAGTGCACATGCAGTAGTTGTGAACACGGTGAAAATGGGCACCTATGATGCCGAGGTGATTAAACGCGCAGCTACGCTAGTCAAAGAACATGCAGCACCAAATATCAGGAATCTGCACAAAGTCGGTGTCAATTATTTGATAATAAAACATGTGCGACGCACCGAAACACCGGGTGCAGTCATCATGACCAAGGCCGCAAAATGCATCCAAATTTAAATTTAACCTTCTCGGAAAATTCATGTGTGTTTCTTTTTTTTTATTTATATATGTTATGTTTTGTCAATGACTGAAACCATATCGAAATCAACATGGAATATACAAGGAAATGCAATCAAAAAAACAGAAATGAAACAGTTGTATGACATGTTGCACAAAGCCAAATCATCTGATGAGCGAGAGAAAATCATGCGAAGCACGATTCATTTTTCACCAGAATATGAAACGGTTTTCAAAAATTTAATTCGTGCCGTGAATAATGCATTTCTCACCGACGATGACTGTTATAAACAATTCAAGCAATGTTTGTATTCGTTTCAAGAAGCAATGGATGACTCGGGAGAATTGATTCGTTTCAAAATTAAAATGAAATCTCCTGCCAAATCTCCTGCCAAATCTCCCGCCAAATCTCCTGCCAAATCTCCTGCCAAATCTCCAGCCAAATCTCCCGCTAAACTCAAGAGCCACAGCGCGCCGATGTGTCTGCTACCAACGCCATTGACACATTCGTCCCAAAATTTAGTTTCGAACCTAACTGATTTAAAACTTGGCATATTTGTCACCGCATTTATCACATGTTCAAATAGCTCAGAACGGACTCAATTTATAAAAAAATACATGTATGCGTCGAAATTCAATGGAGACTCATATCATGAGTTAATCAATGATATATCTATCGACATGGTGGCCATAGTCACAACCGATATGGATGAAAACCTATCCGAAACCCAAATGAGGAACAGATTAATAAACCACTTGAGATACTTCGTGGATGTCCAAGATGACGTTCACATTTACATATTATATCCATTCCCTCGAATCCATATGATGCGCAAAGGCAACTTAAGTGTTCGCAATTTAGGAGGCAAAAAAAGAAAACGCAAATTTACGCAAAAACGAAAATTGTAAATATTTATCAAGTCGGATTCGGCATGATTTCAAGAAACAACTTGTAAAACACACTGAAAACAACCCCTTGCACACCATTCGTTATAATTTTTGTTTTTAAACCCCGAAACAATAATCCGGAAACACCATCATGTTTTAAAACATCTCTCACCGTTTCAGCGTATGTTATTGGCGTGGCCGATGTTTGCTTGTATGTTTTCACTACACGAATGCTGTTGCTAACCGTGTCGCTCACCAATGACGCGCAAAACCCGATTCCGGCATTGCGAAACAATGCTTGCACCGGATGTTCGCTGTATTTTATTTGAGGAATGTAGTGATTGCAGTAATTGTATGTAAGAAACCACGGGTAATGTCCCGCCATGGTGGCGGCCCCTGATGCAAGCGTTCCTTGATACAACGCAGACACGCCTTGCTTCGACATTTTTTCACGGATGACTTGGATGCCCTTGTCGCCATGCACTTGTTTGCTGGTTTTCCAGGTATCGATTGGCACGATGCTCATTCGGAGCATCCCGGCAACTATCGACGCGCACCCTGTTTGCACCGCAATTGGAATTTGTTTTCCTTCAAAGAAACGCATGGCGCCTTCATTCGATGCAGTGTCGATGAAACGCGTCAACGGTCCAATCATCAGTGCCGGCGCAATCCCGCGATAAAACCGTGGAATGCCGCCTTCTGCATATAGCTTTTTCATGGTTTCCACCATTCCACCCCCATTTTTGTATTGATAATTCATCGTTGTTCGCATCCACATCAGGGAGGATACTTGTATGACCATTGCACCAGCACCGCGCAGACCGTTGTTGTATGCTGTTTCAAATATGGATTTTTTTGATGCAAAAGTGGGTTGAGACATGTGAGATGTATACATTTAATCATATATGCTGTTTAAATTTATATAACGAATATTTACATTTTCTCTCATTTCATAAAACCAATAAAGTCAAAACTTGTCGAACAACAACATCGCACACAATGTTTGGTGATGATTTCCGGTAAGTCCGTGTTTGTCATGATTCATTTTAGAGAGAAATTGAACAAATAATGCACTGAATAATATATTATCAATTAATAATATACATGAACTATGGTAAAAAAAAGTCGTAGGTATAAGTCAAAGACACGTGGTGCAAGGTACACGAGAAAACGCCAACGGTTCGGCGGAGGAGTTGAAACTGCGAAGACATATTTTTATAGAAACATCAAAAAACGGTATCGAAATGTTGTGGATGATGAATTTTTGAGAAGCAGACCAGGTGTTGTGTTTCCTCCATTGGAAGACGTTCAAATGCATGATGATAAGCAGATTGAAACTGAATTCAAATCAATGCTTGATAAAATCATTGAGATAACTGACAACAAGGACTTGATTGATTTTGTCATGCACTTGTATTTAACTGGAAACATGGGTGTGCCGAACAGCATGGAAAACATTGGACGGCTGATTGACAATGCGAATAAATTCAAGGTATTAAAACAAAATAGAGAGAATGATGGGAAACAATTGTCGCTGAAAGATTTTCCATCACTGTCTGCATTGGAAAAATTCATTCATGACAAACAAGTTGCATTTCAAAAAATAGAAGAAAAGAAAATGAAACAGTTAAAGGCGTCAACTGTTCAGAAGAAACTAAGAGAAGAAGGCGAAGATGATGTTGAAGTAGTGTTGGAAACGCCAAACTACATGGTTTATCGCCCAACAACGGAAGCCGGTTCAAAGTTTTATGGAAGAAATACACAATGGTGTACTTCTGCCGAAAAACACAACAGGTTTTGTGATTACAGTCAATCCGGGAATTTGTATATAATACAAAGCAAAATCAATGCCCTGGACAAAACTCAGTTTCATCCGAACACAATGCAATTTATGAAACCACAAAACGAAATGGTGTCGGAAGAAGAAATTGAAAGATTGTTTCAAGACGCATATTTGAAAAGATGGTTCAAAGAAACAACATTGTCAACATTGTCAACATTATCACCGTTTCTAGATTCAAGTGATCCCCTATTTTTTGCAAAATACAGAAAAAAGATTGAACATCAAATGGGAGTTAATATTGACCTATTTAATGCTTTGTTCAATCTTGAAGAAATGCCCAATGAAATGAAAGAAATCAAAACAAGATTGTTGAAAAACGATGTCAACTTTATACATATTGCTCGTGTGTTATCAAATAATGATTTCGATCATATGTTCAAAGATGCAGATTTTAGAGAAAATTTTATGCAACTGAAAAATGTACATACAAATACGCCTTGGTTTTTCTTGAGCAATTTTAGAGAATATTACCCCGATTATTTTGATGATGAAGAAATAATGTTTGCAACATTGACAAGACCCTATCGTCCTGCTACATATTTTGAGATTTTGTCAAACAGATTAAAACGTGATTTGAATTTTGCAAAAAGATTGGTATCTGCCAAATATGAAGAAGGCGATGATAATACAAAATATTGCCACCAAGCACGTCAATGGTTATCAGAAGAAGAACGAGACGAGTTGACCGAATTGTGTGAGCAAATCGAAATGGAACATGATAAATCGAATCCATCGGCTCCTGGGTAGTTCCAGCATGTAAAAATTATACGAAAAAATGTAAACAACTTTTTTCGTATTGAATTAAATGTGAAGCGTCCTTGCACCAACAAAAGTGCTCACGCAACTGCGTGTTCGCTTTTCACCATTTGCTCTTTTTTACGTTGATTTTGGGCCCCTTTTTGCCCGAGTTTTTCGGGTCATACGTCTCCTCTTCATCATCCGAGTGCAGGTCCTTGGAGATTTCCCAGAATTCCTTAGAGCCCAACTTGAACGGGCCGTGCTGTTGCGCCTTGTACCAGAAGATTTGTTCGTGTAGTTTGTTGGATTTCGCATTGTTATTGATGACCAAGCACTCGAAATTCTCGGTGCACTGGTCCATCACCTGGCAAAAGCTCTCAAACGTGGGGAACATGCCCGCGTAATTCTCCCATATGCGTTTGCGGTTGGCAATGTAAGGCTCGCGCAGGATAAACACGTAATCAATGTTCGTGCGCAAATTGGGCGGAATACCGAGCGGATATTGCATTGTGATGACTAACATGATCTTCCAGTGGCGCCCGTTCATGAAAAGGAGGCGCATCATGACGTCCTTGGTCCATTTGTTGTCATAGAGACAGTCATCGAGGACGACGAATGTGCGCGGGTCAATGGTGGAGCGTTTATAAGTTTCGATTTCCTTTTTCATTTGTTTGAGAACGGCTTTTTGGCGCTTGAGGATGTTTTCGATGATTGCAGTGTTGTAGGCGTCATGGATGAAGAGTTTGGGGACATGAGCGGCGAAGAAGCCGTTTCCCGCCTCAGTTCCGGAGATGACGGTGCCGATGGGGATGTCTTGGTGATGGAACATGAGGTCCTGCACGAGGAAACTTTTACCGGTGTCACGGCGGCCGATGAGGACAATTACGGGACCCTTGTTTTCATCGGGCCTAAAACTGATAGAGCGCATGTCAAATTTCGAGAGTTCTAAATTCATTGGTTTATGTTTTTACACCTGTTCTTACAATACAAATAAATAATATTGCGAATGTTTAAACGCGATTTACGCGAACATGAAACAAGATTTGGTAAAAAAATTCTACTATGCGATTCTGTATGCCTGGTATGCACTTTATGCGATTGCACTGCTTGGAATCGCATCCATTGCTCCCACTTACTTGGAAACGCTAAATGCAGTGTTAAAGTATTTCATCATCGGATTTTTGCTGGTGCGATTCAATCCATGGGTTAATTTTGAGATGACTGCATTTGACCGCACGATTGTGTTTAGCGCGGCGTTCTTTTTGCTTGCATCCACTGCCATAGTTTCGCTAATAACAAACGCATTGGATTTGCCAAATCTTCATTGATGCGTGCAATATGTGTCAACTTGTTGGCATATTAAAATTTATTTATTTATATTAGGAAGAGTATATAGTAAGATACATAAGATACAATTGAATCATGAAAGACAAAAGTTCCTTCAAAACATTGGATGAATTGGAGCAAGAGCTGGTAAAAGAAGCGGTTGAAAAAATAGAGGCCAAGATTGGCGCTAAAAAAACGAGCGACCCCAAAATAAAGGATATCATTACAATTGTGGAGCGCTTCATAAAGAAGCATGAGTTGGTGTGTTATGGTGGCACGGCAATCAACAACATTTTGCCGGAGGAAGCGCAGTTTTACGACAAAAAGACGGAAATACCCGATTATGACTTTTATTCGCCCAATGCGCTGGAGCATGCCAAGGATTTAGCTGATGAGTTCTATGAGAACGGGTATTCAGAAGTGGAAGCCAAGTCGGGCATGCATCATGGCACATACAAAGTGTTTGTGAATTTTGTGGGCATTGCGGACATTACGCAGTTGGAGCCGACGCTTTTCAAAAATATTAAAGCGGATGCAATCAAGGTGGACGGAATTCTGTATGCCCCGCCGAATCTGTTGCGCATGGGCATGTATTTGGAGCTGTCGCGTCCGGAAGGCGACGTGTCGCGTTGGGAGAAAGTGAGCAAACGTTTGGCTTTGCTGAACAAGCATCACCCGCTTAAAGCAGAGGGATGCACGCCGGATAGACTGATGAAACCGTTTCAAACACCGAAACACAACAGGCGGTTGGAGAGCCCAACTGCGAACGAAATTGATGACGACAAAACATCAAATGATAGCGATGAAGTGCGCATGTTTCGTGCAGTGCGCAACGCGTGCATCGATGAAGACTTGGTGTTTTTCGGAGGATATGCTATTTCGCATTATGCAAAATATTTGTCTGGTTCTGAAAAAGCGTTGTTTCAGCAAATTCCTTATTTTGATGTTCTCTCAGTTGACCCTGAAACAAGTGCTCGCAAAGTGAAAGAACGCCTGGAAGACAACGACTTCAAAGACGTGGTTATCACAAAACACTCGGGAATTGGTGAGATTGTACCTGAACATTATGAAATCGCAGTTGGAAAGGGAAAAAATGAATATCCGATTGTATTCATTTACAAACCGGTTGCATGCCACAGCTACAATGTGATACAAGTGGGAAAAAAGCAGGTGAGAATTGCAAGCACGGACACCATGTTGAGTTTGTATTTGGCGATGATTTACACAGATAAACCGTATTACGATGTGGAACGCATATTGTGCATGTGTAAGCAACTGTATGATATACAGCAGCGCAATCGCTTGAAACGTGCAGGATTGTTGAAACGGTATGGCCTGAAGTGCTATGGGAAGCAAGAAACGCTGGATGACATTAAGGCTGAAAAAGCGGAGAAATATCAACAGCTGAAACGCAGCGACCCCGAGTATGAAGAATGGTTTTTGAAGTATTCACCTATGGAGTATTTTGAGCACACATATGATATCAAACACGACAAACTCACAGTGAAAAAATCACCAAATGCAAAAAGCGTAGCGAAAAGCGCCAAGAAAAGTCCAAACAAAAGTCCAAAAAATAGCCCTAGTCCTAGTAAGAGTCCAGCAAAAAGTATAAAACTGAGTGCAAAGAAGACTGCTGCAAAAACAAAGACGAAGAAGAAGAAATCCAAAAAGGCAAATGCGTTCAAACGAATTTTCAAATTAATAACATGAACAAATGACATGAAAAATAAAATATCAATATACAAAAAATGCAAACTTATATGAAATGGGGTCTATTCGTGCTGTTGATTTTTTACATTGCGCGTTATAATTACAAACAGCAAACAGCATTGGAAGAAGGATATGAAAATTGGTCAGCATGTGTGGAACAAGGATATCCGAGAGATTGGTGCATATTCACGCCTAATCCAATGGAACCCGCACCAGGATACTGCAACTGTGGAGGAAATCGGTATGGCAGTTATCACATTGATGGCAAGTGCAATTGTTATTTATACAACCCACAACTGACACCCATGTATGTTGACAAATTGTTTCATGACTTTTTGGAATAGGAATAGTAATGAGAACGGAATGCATCAGATGAATCGTCATGCAACTGTTCTGATTGGTCTGAATTTTCGCACACAGTGCAGCAAAGACACCCAAACCCGCCATTCTCATAGCATCTGCACACATCGCAATCCCATATGTCATGCATGACATCCATGCAATCAAATTCATGGCATTTGACATAAGTAATTGAAAACATGCCAACCAATACAGTTGCCAACGGCAAATAAGTTAGAAATATCATGTTAATATTTTAGTTTTAATTAAATGAAAACATTTAATTAAATAACACTAAACTTATTGCATTTCAACGTTTAGGCCAATCCAAAATCAGCGGGCAATTCCGGAATGAATGTTCCGTAATATGACTCAATCTCTTTCAACTTGCGGAAATCGCGGCGCGTCACAAAATTCACGCCGCTGCCTTTTCGACCCCAACGACCAGAACGACCGATGCGGTGCAAATACGTGTGAACATCACGCGGCATGTCAAAGTTGATGACTGTGCTCACCTGCTGAATGTCAATTCCACGTGCCGTCACATTTGACGAAATCAGCACGCGATGCGCACCACTTCGAAATTCTCGATACATCTTTTCACGCATGCTCTTGTCCATGCCACTGTGAATGGAACACACTGGAAATCCGTCGTTAATCATTGCCTCCGCCAAATCACTCACACGACGAATGCTATTGCAGTAAATGATGCACTGTGAAACCGAAATGCGCGTAAACAAATCTTTCAACGTGGCATACTTGTCTTGGTCTGTCTCCAACGCCACATGATACTGGCTGATGCCTCTCAGTGTCAACATCTCGCTCTTCACGAGGATGCGCACCGGATTGCGCATGAACTTGTTGGAAAGCGTGTGCAACTCGGGGGGCATGGTTGCACTAAACAAACACACCTGCACATTCGTGTTCAACTGTTGGAAAATGTTGTAAATTTGCTCATTGAACCCGGCTGACAACATTTCATCTGCTTCGTCCAACACAAGCATCTGCATTCCGCGCCCAATCGCGGGCTGACGGCGCAGAATGTCATGAACACGGCCAGGACAGCCAATGAGCACCTGCGGGCCGTTGGCCTTCAAGGCAGCCAAGTCTTCCTCGGTTGATGTTCCACCAATAAGAAGCTGCAAGTTGAGTCCAGTCATTTGTGTGCTCAAATCCCTAACCACGCCATGAATTTGATGTGCCAGTTCATGAGTGGGTGCCATGATGAGCGCCTGCGGCTGCATCACGTCAATTTGAATTCGATTCAATACACCAACTGCAAATGCGCCGGTCTTGCCACTGCCCGACTGTGCTTGGGCAATGACGTCTCGACCATCAGTGATAGATAGAATCGATTTCTGCTGAATGGGGCTCGGCTTTTCAAAACCATAGCCATATATGCCACGCATGAGTTGCGTGTTCAATTCGGGTATGTCTTCCCATGCCTCAAATTCACGGGCAGGGGTTTCATTTGGGTCAGTAGGAGGGGGTGCGGTCATAATTTTAATGGGGGCGCTGTTTTAGCATAAGACGGTGTTTTTAAGCCATTTGCAATTATTTATTTTTATTTGCATAAGACATTCAAACCGGCGTGCCAACTGATTCATCTGATGGGCTTCCATCTGCATCATCATCATCCCCATCATCAAAAAAATACACTTTTTGCTCAAGACACAAATCATTCCACCGCATTTCCTGTATTTTCTTTTCACCGGTTTCATCATCCACGACCCCCACCCACACACCAGCAAGTCCTCCTTCTTCTTGCCATACATTTTTAACCCAGCATTGCGGGTATTTTTCCAACAATCCGTTCAACCATTTGAAGTCGGGCAACCATTTGGTGCGCATGTCAACATAAATCCCATGTTTGCCGCGTTTCACAATTCGCACATGGTCGCTGTGCGTAGCTTCGTCGTATTCGTCATTCGGTCTGTATTCAATTTCATTTGCAATGAGTTCATTCAACAAGCCCGCCGAACGTTCACACGTGATTGTAAGCTGGTTCCAACATTCATTGCCCATATGATTGATGCGTGTTTATAAATGTCATGCATCATTTAAATTGTTTCAAAACAATAAATGCATCTGGTTCTGGCTTAAAAAAAGGCACCAACAAAATTATTTTAGATGAAATGAATATAAACAAAACGTGCAAAAATACAAATAGGGTCAAAATGACAGACGCAGTGCAGATAACACCAGTGTACCAGATTTCTGATTTTGAAGCCATAAAATGGAACGGATTTGAATGTCATTTGCCACAGCAAGTAATAGATTTGGTTTCAAGTATTGCTGACCAAGTGGGTGCCCCTTCATATGTGAAGACGCCTGTTTTTCCAAAGCGCGAAAAGCAAGATGACCAGATGGCTGTTGTGCGCAAGAAGCCTCGCAACAATTCAAGTGAAATCACAGAAGAGGATTGGGAATCCATTCGCGCATTTCAAGCAACAGAGTTGAAAAAACGCGAGGGCATTGATGCGCATTTGGATGGAATCCGTTCTGATTTAAACAAAATAACGGACAAGACATATGATGAAGTGTTTGCAGCCTTGTGTGTGCGTATCAACGAACTGAAAGACGAGCCGGATGCATCGCTTTTGATGACGGTGGGTGAGGCTATTTTCAACACGGCTAGTTCGAATCACTTTTTTTCGGCAGTGTATGCCCGATTGTTTCACCAGTTGTTGCAAACATATAGTGATGTGTTTGAATCCGTATTTCATTCGAATTTCAATCAGTTCATGGGTCTTTTCAAGACCATCGAACACGCGGATGCAAAGAAGGACTACACACGGTTTTGTGAAGTGAATAAAACGAATGACAAACGGCGTGCTATGAGCATGTTCATTATTAATTTAATGAAGGTGGGGGTCATTGCGCCCATGCAGATACTGGACATTGTTCAGCAACTGCAAATGCTCATTCAAGAGCACATGCGTCAGACCGACCATGCAAACGAAGTGGAGGAGCTGACCGAAAATTTGTTCATCATTTTGAAAGACGCGCATCAGCATTTGAGCGAGGCACACAAAGAGGAGTGGGATGCGATTGTTTTGGAGGTTGAATTCAACAGCAAGTTAAAGCCAAAGAATGCAAAGTATCCAAGCATTACGAACAAAACGATTTTCAAGCATATGGACATTATGGATGAGCTGAAGAAAAAGAATTAGGGAGGGGAGGGAAACGATTCAATATAAACATAAAAACATAAAAACATAAAAACAATTTAAGCATTGTCTTTATGTTGTTGCATCTATGGTTAAGGATTATCTGAATGATTTTCAAGGAAATCTCTCGACTTCATCTGCACAAAACGGTAACAAACTGGATGAATCACAATCCACTGTGGTTGAGTTGTGCATCGATGTGGAAACCAGTCCCATCGCACATGCACCATCATTAGAGTCGTCCATGTCAACCTATGACAGCATGTTGCAAACCCTGAATGATGAATTGAATGATGGAGCAAATGTTGACCTCGATTTAATGGACTTTGAGGACGTCGATTTTTTCAACATAGATTGTGCCACTGCAATGACGGTTGACTACGAAATGAATTACACCATGAAACAACTCAAGCACATTGCTGGATACTATGGAATGAAACACAAAAGCAAAAAATCGGACATAATACAAGACATCATTGCATATGAGACCGACTCCACAAACCATGATATTGTGAGCAGACGAAAAAGATTGTTTCATTATATGAACGCGTTGAAAAACGACGAATATTTGAAAACATTTGTGATAATGTGACAGTGTCAATTTACAATGTGTTTAAAAGAAAATATAAAAGTAGTTGAATAAACTAATTGTATTTGAGTGGTTGCAGCAATAATTCAAATGTCTGCAAAAGAAGAACACGCACGAAGTTTGGAATTAAACAGAATTTCAAAAAACTACAATGAGGTGTCTAAAAAAAACATGTTATTAGAGGCCGAATGTGTCAAGTTGAGAGCATCGATGAAAGAGATGGCTGAAAAACACTCAACATTCATGAAACAGTGCAATGAAAAAATGGAAGAAATGAAACGCCACTTTGAACTTGAAAAAGAACGATTAAATGAAGAAACAAAAAAAGAATCAAGTTTGCAGCGTGCGCATCATTACGAGTCAATAAACGATATTAAGAAACAACTCGAGTCAATTTACAATGAAAAATACAATCAAAACAAAATGGAACACATGAATTTGATGCAACAGCTTAACGAAGAACGCGATGGATTAAAAAAAGAAGTGGAAAAACACACGCTGCAAATGGCTAATGAACGACATAACGTGTTTGCGGAATCAGAAAAAACAAGAAAACAGATGAAAAAAGAACTTGATGAGTTTCATGCTCGCATTAAACAAGATGAGCAAGAATGTGCAATTCGAATCGTGTTTGAAATGGATGAAGAACGCAAAAAAATAAAATTACAGATGACAGAAGAACGCGAAAAAATAAAATTACAGCTCACACAAGAACACGAAAGCATAAAGCACCAAGTCGAAGATGAAATTGCAGAAATGAAACAACAAGCCAAAATTGAAATCGATAAAAGAATGCAACAAATTGAAAATGACCAAAAACAGTTGCAAGAAATGAAAAGGATACAAGATGAAGAGAGTGAAAAGTTGCAGCATGAAATTATACAACTGAAACAAAGAGAAGAAGAGCAAAACAAAAGGTTTTGCAACGAGATGATAATGATTAATGAAGAACGAACACAAATGAAGCACCAATTGGATGAAGAACGCAACCAAAACAGAATAGATGAACACCAACGAAATGTTCAGTTTTTGACACAAATGAAAGACGAACGCGAAAAAATGAAATCCCAAATGGAAAAAGAAAGACAACAAAATCAAACTAATCTCTCAAACGAGCGACAAGAATTGGAAAACAAATTCAATGCACGCGTTGCTGCCCACAATTCTCTCGTTCAACGAGTGAAAGAACAAATGGATGCGTTGACGATTGAACATTCAAAAGCAAAAGAATTGCAACATGAACTGAAATTGGAAAAGGAAAGAGTGGCAGAACAAGAAAAGAAGGCAGCCGAAGAGTTCCGCATTTCATGCGAGGAGGCATTATCCGAAAAAAAACGAGAGAACGAATCCTTATTCAATGCAAAAATGAACAAATGTCGAATCGCATATGATGACGCAATGAAAAAATTAAATGATAAATTAAATCATGAAATTGACAAAGTGAAAGGAAATGAAGCGGTTCGGGAAAATGAACACGCACAACTTCTACAAAAAATAAAAATGGATCTGGTTGAAAAAATAAAAAACAACACTGATTCTTTTGCAAAAGCAAAATTGGATTTAGAGACGAAATACAACACAATGACGGATGAAATCAACAAAGAACGCCAACAAATTAAAGAGAAAGAATTGGAACTCAATGCGGTGCGAAAACAGTTGGAGAATGACCGCGACATGTTATTCAAACAAGCACAAGTTGATGCCGCCGAACAACGCAAGTCCAATTCAAAAGTTTTAGATGAAGCAAAGTTGGAACAGGAAACCCGTTTCAATGAGATGGTTAACAAACAAAAAAGTGAATTCAATGCACAACTGCAAAAGCTGAATGATGAACAAAAACGGCTAAAGCAACATGAGAACGATTTGAATGCATTATTTTCCAAAAGAGTGGAAGATTTTACCATTGAAATAGAACAAAGAAGAAACAAATTGTTTGAACAGATGCAAAAAAACAATGAAAATCAGCACAAAGCAAATGAAGAAGAATTTATAAAAAAAAAGCAAGAACAAGAAAACCAATTCAATGCTGCAATGGAGGCGTTGAGAAAAAAAAAACAAGAACAAGAAACCCAATTCAATACCGCAATGGAAGAATTTGTAAAAAAAAAGCAAGAACAAGAAACCCAATTCAATGCCGCAATGAGCAAAAAAAAACAAGAACAAGAAACCCAATTCAACGCCGCAATGGAGGCACTGAGCAAAAAAAAGCAAGAACAAGAAACCCAATTCAATGCCGCAATGGATGAATGCAATCAAACTGTTGAAAACACAAAAAAGAACGCACAACAAAAGATTGAAATGTTGCAGAGAGAAACTGAAATTCAA